ACTGCAAGAGTTCAAGGTAATACATTGGTAAGTGCAGGGAATTTAACTGTGCAAAATTCAAATGTTGCGACAATAACTTTAAATGATACTTTAAATAACTCAAATATCCAATTTTTTAAAAATTCTTCAAATTTATTTTTGATTGAGAGTAGTTCAAGTAATAAATTAACCTATGGTTATTTATTTAATTATTGGATGACTTGGGATAATTCTTTAGGTGCAGTAGCTATTAGGTCGACAACAAGCGCAACAGTTGTAACTCCAGCAGCAACTGCTATTTTTGACTTACAATCTACTACAAAAGGATTCCTGCAACCACGCATGACCAATGCTCAAGCGTTAGCAATAACTTCTCCTGCTACTGGTCTTCAAGCATACGACACCACAAACAACAAAAACTTACTCTACAACGGAACTGCTTGGCAGAACATCGCAACTGAAAGTTGGGTAACAGCACAAGGCTATACTAGTAATGTAGGAACAGTAACTTCAGTAGCAACAGGTACAGGATTAAGCGGAGGAACAATTACTGGTAGTGGAACTATATCTCTAGCTAACACCGCTGTAACAGCAGGTGCTTATACAAACGCAAACATTACTGTAGACGCACAAGGAAGAATTACTTCGGCTGCTAATGGAAGTGGTGGAGTCTCTCCTACTACTACAACTATAAATACAGGAGCTACTATTAATTTGTATAACACTAGTACTGATGTAGGGTTCTTAAAACTAGAATACTACGCTAAGCGTTCTACTGCAATCAATGGAGAACAAGAAATTGGTGTTGTGTATGTTACTTACTTAGCAGGAAATCCCTTAGGATATAATTTTTGGATAGATTTCCAAACTCCTACTCCTGCTTCTTTTGGACAACTAAGCTTTAGTGTCACGGGAGGACCTTCTTTAGATATTACGGTCAATAATCCCAATCCATATAACATGGATATCTATTATAAGATTACGACCTTTTAAAATTAATTAAAGTCTTATTAGTCTTGGGTACTCTAAACCATTTGCTATGACGACATCCATTCCTAGGATACTTTCTATTGTAACGTCGTCCTCGTCTTCTATTCCCATTTCTTTTAGTATCTCTTCAAACTGATCCTCTGTGATTAGTATTACGTTAGGTCTTACTGCTCTTCCGTCCTTCTCGGAGTCTAAATAAAATTGATTTATTAATTTGTCTATATCTGCTAGGGTGACCATATTATTTTTATTTAAAGCGAATATAAAACGAATAAATCAAATCCGTATCTTTTTCTACTAAATCAAATGAAACTCCTGGATATCCTGGACCAAAGTTATTCATTATCCACTTAGAAGAACCGTACATAGACAGAACATTTCTGTATCTAAATTTGTATGCTTGTTGCATACTCTCTGTATGTAAGTCTCCTTTTACTATCGAGATATTTTTATTCTCTCCTAAATTGTGGTGATTTATATACTTGTTAAGGAAATTTTCTGCTTTTTCTGTTAAGAAAAGGGGAAGACCGTGCTTAAGATCTTCAGAATCTTTTCCATGAGTGAAGATAAACGTATGTTTGCCATAATCAAAATGTTCTAAGAACTTCTCCATTATCGTTACCTTGATGAATGGATAAGCTGTGTTTAAATAAAGAGTAAGTGCTTGATTAGTAATGTAACCGAACGAACCTGCATGGTTATCATTGGTTTGCATTACTGCATGAATGTTATTTGCTAAGTTTCTTTCTACCAAAGTATCAAAGAATCTCTTATGAGTATAAAGATAAGTCATAAAAGCTTCCTTATTGTCCATGTTCTGAGGTAACTGGTGACCTCCTCTGGTAGTATATCCGTTCCAACCATCTAAAGAATCTCCTAAATCACAAATAAACAAGTCTTGTAGTCTTCCATAAGTCCTAACTTGCTTCTCTATCTCCTCTAGTGTTCTGTTCATTCTCTCCTCAAAGACATTCTCGTTGTATTCGTTTCCAAAGAGAGCAGTAGAATGTGTAAGCGCACCTACGTGTTTGTCACTCATGTATACAAATAAGCCTTTATTAGAGCTTACAAGAGCTTTCTTAGGTGTTGGGTGTACTGTGATGTCAGATTCAAGGAAAACTTCTCTTAGAATGCCTTCTATGTCGTCATTAAAAGTATCCTCAGGTTTGATGTGAGCAAACAAAGCTGATACTAACCATCCTGAGCTTTTTTCTTTACTCCAATACTGAACGAGTTTCCACTTAGTAGTGTCTATTTTATGAATCCTAATGATCTCTTCGGCAGATCTAGGTTGCTCAGATACTAGTTTAGATACTTCTAAGGTACCTTTTTCTAAGTTTTCGTCGTAAGTTCCTAGAGTTGTATTAGAATTAATCTCAGATTGTGGATTTGGCATGTAAAGAGGATCACCCTTTAGGAGTTTAGCCATAGCTGATCTTTTCAAATCACGAACTCGCTTACCCCTTAACTGATTACGTTCTTCAGGATGATAGTTAAAACGAAGAGCAACTTCAATAGCTGTCTCATTCGTATTTGGATTGTCCATGTAATACTGAACAATCTGTTTAGAGATTGGTATCATAGGCTTTAGAGTATTAACCCTATGGTTAACAAAGCTATAGCAATTAATCCACCTTTCAAAACATTCTTTAATGTTTTAATAGTTTCTGCTTGAGATCTAACCTTTGTATCTAAGCGAACTATCTCTACTTTAGCTGTATCTAGAGCTAATCTAAAGTTAGGAATAATAGAATCTTTATATAAAGATAACTGTATACTGTCAGTCTTAACTATTTTTTTAAGACTTACTACTCTCTCACGTGCTTGAATTCCCTTAAGGAATTCGTTATTCAATTCCTTTAGCGGTAAGCTGTCTAGAGATTGTGAGTAGATACTTTGTGCCGTCAATATCAGGCATAGTGTCAATAGCGATTTGAATGGTGTCATACTTTAGGGTGATTTTTTCGTAAGTTCTATACTCTTCGTGTTTGATATGCTCTAAGGAGTCTATCTTTTCAAAATAAGTATCGTTTGCTTTATCAATAGAATCTATAAAAGAGATTACTTGATTGGTATCTTGTTCTTGTACGTACTCATACCTATATAAAAGGTAGACAATAGTAAAGAAGAAGATAAAGTTAAGTTTAATCGAGAGGTTTTTCATCTTTATCGTGGTTGAATTTATGTTGGTCTATCTTCTCCAAGATCTGAGAGAGTACACTGTTGTCTATGATTCCTACTGTGTGAGCATTTTTAAGCGCACTTATCAGCTGAAAAACAATAAAGGGGGCACAGAAAGTTTCGCTTAGCCAAAATGTCCCATCAAAACCCTTCTCTACCATAAGTATAACAGATAAGATAACCACCCAAGCAAACAAAGTCTTAAGAACCTTAAGCGCTTTTCTAGTTTGAAATCCTTCCTTCTTACTTCCTGCCCAAACACCAAAGAAACCATCTATAAAAACAACAGCAACTAACGCTAAATACTGTTCAGCATTATCTGCTCCTAGATTAAGGAAGTAAGTTCCTAAGAAAGCTAGGAGAGTTGTACCTGTGTATAAGATGAAAGAGGTCTTCATTTTTAATTACAAATAGGATTAATCCAAGTTAAAGTTTCTTCATCCCAAGTCCATAGACATCCGTCATTTGGATAAAGCACTGGTGGTTGCCAAAGGCAGTTCGCATCCAATGTCCAACTTGGGTATGGTTGTGGGCTTGAAAAATTATCTTTATCAGGATAATAAATAAATCCAGCACCAGCAAAGTTTTTACCTTCTGTGTTGTAGTAAGTACGCACCCATTCACCGCCAAATGTTTCAATGCACCATTCAATAGAATCGGCAACGATTACCTCTAAAACTATGTTATTTTCTAATTTAGCAACTTGCATATTATGTAGGATAAGAAATTATTACAATACCTGAACCACCGTTTCCAGCGACATTAATCCAAGAACCGCCACCGCCACCGCCTGTATTAGCAGTACCATTAGTTCCATTTAGACTTGCAGAATTAGATCCGTTACCACCACCGCCTAATCCACCAGCAGCAGACATTAAATTGCTACCACCTCCACCGCCTCCAGCGTAATAAGTTGAAGTGCCACTTATTGAATATGCCAAACCATCTCCACCTGCACCGCTTCCAGACGATCCACTTGTTCCATTTCCTCCAACAGCCCCAGCACCGCCCCCACCACCGCCGCCGCTTGTGGCAGTAGAATTACCACCAGCATTTCCTTGCCCCGCAGTACCAGCAGCACCAGTATATACAAAAGCTCCACCACCACCACCACTACCTCCGCTACTTGGCGCATTGGTTTGTATATTACCACGACCTCCCCCTACAGCAGTTAAAGAATCAAAAACCGAATTATTTCCATTCGTTCCTACAACCGATGTATTAGGCGCACCACTTCCACCACTACCTACCGTAATAGTATAAGCAGTTACTGCTATAGATTTTGTGGCGTTATATATCAAACCACCAGCACCACCGCCTCCACCAGAAAAAGAACCACCACCACCACCACCAGCAACAACTAAAGCCTCAACGGTTGCACCGCTTGGGGCTGATGTTACGTTAAATGTTCCTGAACTTGTGAAGGTATGAATAGTTCTACCACCAGAATAGGTAATAGTTCCACCTGTTGCAATAATTGGTACTGCAATACCTCCACTAGAGGGTCTTCTAGCTACACCTATACCTAAACCAATCATTACTTATAAGCAATTACACTACCTGAAGAGATAGCAAATCCTGTAATCACTCCTCCAGGAAGAAATGCTCCTTGCTTGAAGGTGATAGTACTCATACCATTGTTAG